CCCACCGAGAACAATGAATTAAGTGTCAGTCATTATTTCAGCGCGGCAAATGACGAGCTGACGGTCGGAGCGGGCGAGACCAAGATCGACGGGTACGATTGGGGCGGGGATGTTACCGGGGGCAGCTATGCAATCCAGACCACAGCCGGAGCCCAGACGGTTGATTGGGCCGGAGTGGATAGCACCTGGTACATGGTCGTCGCATCATTCAAGGAATATGTAGTATCCGGTGTAACCGTCACCCCGGCAGCGGTCTATGCGGTAAGCGCCACGGTCGCCCCGACAACCATCCTGGGCAGCCTGAGCCTGACACCCAACCCGGTGAGCGGCCTGGCCAGCACGATACTGGGTGGGGTGATCCAAGGGGCAATCACGATAGCTGATAAGGTAGCGGCAGCGATTGCCGCGATTGTGAACCCGACCATATTGGTCACTGGTGGGAACACGACTGTGACTCCTGACCCGGCAACGGCTGTGACCAGTGTACTCGGACCGGATGTAGATATTCCATCGGGTAGAGGCCGGCTGCGCCGGATCATCCTGCGATACCTGGGGAGGTTATAATGCCAACCTACGTGTACGGATGTAGTGATTGCATAAAAGAACATCCCCGGCTAGAGATCACCCACGGGATGCACGAAAACCCGGTGTTGTGTTGTGAGATATGCGGGGCGAAGATGCAGAGGATCCCGCAAAGTATAAGGTTCTATTTCAATCCCGAGCAGGTGATTGTTGATTACCTGGATGAGAACTACAAGCGATACCGGGCGAGGAAGAAGGGGAAGAAAGCGCCCCGCTTCAGCCCGGACAAGGTAATGAGACCAGACGGCATACCGAATAAGGATGCCCAATTCAGACGGAGGAAGTAATGGAAGAGACAAAAGCACAACTTGAGGCAAGACTGGAAGCGTTGCAGAAAGAACTCGAAGCGCGCGACCAAATCATTACTGAGCAAAAGAACAAGCTCAATGACCTGCACGCTAAGGAAGAAGGCTGGCTGGTGACAACCCCCAACCCGCTGTATGACGGCGTTGTGTGGGGGATCACGTTCGTGCGCGGCCAGGCGTACATTCGCAAGGCGCAGGAAGTGGCAGCGTTTGTGATCCAGCCGCTGAAGGAATCGCAGCTGGAGAAGTATAAGCCAGAGGAGCGGACTGCTATCCGTGAGCGTGAACAGATGCCCAGTGCAGAGAGAGCGGTACAACGACTGGTGAGTGACTTCGGATATTCTGCTCAGTATTTCGACGCCGAGCACCTGGCCGAGCGGGATGCGCTGATCAACAAGCGCGCCCTGGAACGCAACCAGGCGGAGATTGCAGCTCGTGAAGCGGACAAAGTACGGGCAATGAGCATAGGGAGGTAATCATGACGTGGGGTGGTGTGGCTGAAACAGAACGGCTGGGATCGACCCGGCTTGAGAGATGGTCTGGTGTGGGATGGACCACGCTGAGAGTACGCACTACTCCGCACGCGAGTATCGGTTGGGTGGTGGTGGGAGCGTACACTTCGAGAGCTGAACTGCGCAAGGTAGTCAGTGTAGAGAATCGGGATATCACGGTTGCCGCTCTCACCTATTACCATGACCCGGATGAGATGGTGATTGTGCTGGATGCGCCGACGCTGAATGTGCGGTGGTTTGGTGCCGTGGGTGATGGTATCTCGGATGACACGACGGCAATACAAGCTGCGATTGATGCAGCCGAGTTGGTAAACGGTGAGGTGTATGCCCCAAAGGGCAGATATATATTCACTACGCTTACCGCGAATCAGCCAATCACAATCCGGGGCGATGGGATAGGCGAGACTGTTTTACTCTCTGACGCCACGGACACGGCAGATGTGGCCGCGCTAAACCTTACCACCTCTAGCCCAAGTGTCATATCAACGACAATGAGCGCTGTTACTATCGGAACGCGCACAATCACGGTTGCAAGCAATTCCGGCGTACAAGCCGGTGATGTAGTATTTATTCGCAAGAACCGCGATCCGGGCGATGGCGAGGCTTACGACGCAGCCACCTATGCCGCGCACCCAGAATACTACTGGCCTTATGATCGGAATAACTACCAGTATTACGGTGAACTGAATGTCGTTAGGTCAACCAGCGGGGCAGACACCATCGTCCTAGAGATGCCCGTTGCCACGGCTTACGACCAGGTTTGTTATGTGTATGTGTACCGCTATTCAAGCGGGATGAGGGTTCACAGTTTATCTATCGAGCGCATCACAAAGACCTGGAACGAGACTGCTGGGATCAGGACCAGCTACCTGAAAGACACTCTGGTTTACAACGTGAAGATCGTTGGTTTCGGACAGAACGGGGTCTATGATACTCTGGCCATGAACAGCGTATATGCTGGTTTGGTGGTGGAAGATGGTTGGCACGACGACCCCACAACCACAAACGGTTACGGTGTCCAGTTTGTGAGTTCGTATTACGGATTGGTGATAGATTCCACTTTTCGCAACAATCGGCGCGGTGTTGATATATCCGGTACGATTCCTTCTCGACACTGCAAGGCGGTGAACTGCCAAACGTATGCTCACGAAGGCGAGGATCGCAGCGGATTTGGTACACATGGTCCGGCTGAGTACAGCACGTTCCTGGGATGTAAGGTTTATAACGCCAACATCGCCTTTGTAGTCCGGGGTGGATTTACTGACATTGTAGACTGCGAAGGTTTTGCCATCGAAAAGAAGTTTGTCCGATTTAGCGCCGGTGCTGGCTTACGGATTACGGGGTGTCGGGTAACACAGTACCATGCTGGAACATACGGGGGTGGGTTTGGTGTCTACGAGTTTGTCAATATTACTTCGGTCAATATAGGACTAGGGAGGAATGGGTTAGTAATCTCAGACTGCTACGCCGAGATTGGTGCAAGGGTTGTGTTGATCTATAACCCGCAAACGGCTGCGGCGGCAACAGATATTCCGAACTGCCAGATTACAATTCAAAATTCACGTTTCTTGCTACGCGCTAGCACACTGGAGTTTGTCGCCGCGACGCCCTACGCACCGTTTGCCGCTAAGACATACACTGTTCAGGTGTCGGGTGTTTCACTTGTAACATACGAAGGGAACGATTGTCCGGTCAATATCACCGAGGTTGCATCTACAACCATTGACCTGGTTGGCAACATTAAAAACATTTTCCATCATAATGTCCTGATTGGAACCAACATAGACGGAATGACCGAGGGCGGCAGCCTAAAGGTGTTTAAGGACCTGGTTGTCAATGGGGACCTTGCTCGCTTCGATGGTGCTGTTCGGGTGGGTACGTTTGCTCCGGCGGGTTCGGAAGAAGTCACTAGTAGCACGTTCGCGGCAACGACTGGATGGACAGCGGTAAACTGTACTTTCATAGTTGCATCTAACCGCGGTATCTTGACTGAATCTGCAAGCGTATCAACTGCTGCGATCAGGCAAACCCTATCAGGCCTTACACCGGGAAGTAGATACTACGGGTCGGTTGTTCACAAAGGAACAATGTCTACCGATATTCTCGGCGCATCATTCAGGATCGGAACGGTAGCGGGGGGCAGCGATCTTTGCTTGGTGCGTGCTACCGATGTTGCCGCAGATGAAACTCTGGTGGCTGAGTTTATTGCGCCCGCGGGTGGTACGGTCTATATCAGTCTTTACCACAGCTCGGATAGCGAAACCGATCCAGTGGCAGTTTCTTATTGGGAAACCTGCTCGGTAAAAGAGGATACAGTTGCCAGCGCTGGAGGACTTTCGCTTAGTGGGGCACTAAGTCACACCGGTACAACGGTTGGTTTCTATTCGGCAACGCCCGTTACACAGCCCGCAGCCCTGACAGCCGCAGATGCCAGCGCGGTTGATGCCACTTACGGAGCAGAAGAAGCTGCCGTTATCGCCAACCTGCGTACACGCCTGGGTGAGCTGGAAGGCAAATTACAGGATTTGGGTTTATTAGCATAGGTGATTTATGACAACTCTCGCAAGCGCAACACTTGAACTCGCACGACTGGTAACAGATGTCATCACATCTGTAGCAACCGGAGGCAGCGGCACCACGCTGCTTGACACTGCCCGGACCGAAGTCGATGACTATCTCACGAATGGAACTATATGGTTCCTGAGTGGCAATAACGCTGGGAAAACTGCCATCGTGAGTGACTGGGATCTGGCGACCAAGACATTCACGTTCGTGACACCAGGCGCGGCATGTGCGGCGGCAGACCGCTACGCTGTGATCCCCCGGGATTATCCAAGGCACCAGTTGCGCCAAGCAATCAACCAGGCGTTGCAAGAGATTGGACCGCTGCCGACGCGCAACAGCGCGCTTGTCACCGTGGCGGACCAGCTTGAGTACACCCTGCCCGCGGGAGTGTATAACGTTCTGCGCGTCGAGGTGCGGGAAACAACCGACACAGACTCTGACTTTCACCCCAACTACCACTGGGAAGAACTGCACAACGAAGGCAAGATCAAATTCGATCCCGAGTATGCGCCGAGTGAAACTGGAATGGTGATCCGTCTCACCTACCAAACCAAACACTATACTGAGCTGACCAGCGACACCAGTACAATCAGCGACCATATCGAAGTGGAGCGCGTGATCTGGCCGGCTGCAGTATATGCCCTACGCTGGCGGTCGGGGCAGACCCACAGCGACGAACCCTGGATTACCAGTAGACTCAATGAGGCTTTAGCACAAGCTGAACTGGCGAAGCGGATCCCGGTCCCGAGAGTACCCAAAGACCCGCACCTGGGGATGTGGTAAATCATGGCAATCGTTGTATCACCGACCGTACGTAGACCGACGCACCACATTAAGTTGAGTCAGGGAGCGACGGAATTAGGTTTAATTCTATGCGACGCGAAAGGCAATGCCAATGCCGCGGCGATTGAGCGCAACCCCATGCCCAGCTCGGCGATTCGCACGGCGTCGAGCAGCCCGACGTACAGCGACGAAGAGCTGCCCTTTATGGCGCTGGTGCAGGAGAACTTCTCGGGCGGCCGGGGAAAGCTGATCCTGGACGAGGACTCTACCCGCTACTATGATGCACTGAGACTGGATACCTCGCGAGCTGAGCGGGTGATATTGGGACCGCAGGAAACTTACACCACTCTCCCCACAACTGAGCGATTATCGGTATCACGTAGGCCGGGCTCAGTAGATACCTGGTATACGTTGTACGGCACGACCCGGTATATCGCAACCTACGTGACGCCCTCGGCGAATATGAGTGCGGCCAGAATTGAGCTGCTACTAAAGAAGGTGGGCGACGGCGGCGGCAATATTGTAGCTGCTCTGTATACGGATGCGGCGGGGACACCGAATGCATTGATCGCCGGCGCAACCAAGACTCTGACATCCGCCAATTATGACGCGGGGCAATCCTTCTGGCTGGCGTTTGATATACCGGCAACGGCTCTGACCGGCGGCACAACTTACGACCTGGTGGTGTACGGCGGCGCAGGTGCAACCCTGGCGAACCATTGGGAAGTGGCGGGGTTGTCTACGATGGGCAACCGGAATATGTCTGCAGATGGCGCAGCCTGGACGTATGTGGATGCGGGCAGTTTCTACCATCGGTTGCTCGAATTAACCAAGGATGGGGCGGGGTTCTTCTTTGAGTATAAGGGCGGATGGTATCACTGCACCCAGCCGGATGACGGCACAAAGTCGATGTTGTACCTGAATGGCGACCGAGGCGCGGCGGACTCCAATGCCGGGGATAAATCAAAACTTAACGATGCCACGAAAACCTGGACGGTAAACGAATTTATTAACTGCTTTGTCCTGATCACGCGCGGCCCGGGATCGGAAGAAACGCAGCCCTGGCGGAAGATTACCGGGAATGATGGAACCTCGCTGAGCGTGACCCCGGATTGGAATGTGGCGCACACCACCGATACTGAGTATGTGATCCTGGGCTCGAACAAGTGGCAGGTGGTCGAGGATCTGGCGGCGTATGTAACAGACATGACGATTGCCGGGGAATTTATCTACTTCGCCCGCGGCGACTCGGGTACCAGCATGGTGCGCAGGTATCAGGCATACAACAACGCTGGAACATGGACGGACCGCGCCGCGGATGACGTTGACCAGGCGGTATACCTGGCGAGCGTACGCTACCCCGACGGCACAACTTACGTGTGGGGATCGCGGTCAAGGCACATCAACTATGGGAATGCGATGTGGCGCGGTCAGGTGCCGGTTGTATGGGGTGATCTGTATTACGACCTGGGCGAGATGGCGCCAACCGACATCCCCTGGGACGGCACGGTAGGCGGGATCGCCAATGTAACGCAATCCACCTTACAGGGGGCAACTAAAATCTTTATTGCTGGGGCATTTGCGACCGGGAACGTGGCGATGTATAACCTTCCGGCGGCGGTCGATATTACCCAGGGAGCCAAGCTGGGAATTGCTATGTCGAGCTCAATCGACACGGCGGCGGCAGATATTGATTTGCTGTATTCAGACACAGTCAATCTGGGCGGAATTCCAATTGAAGTCAGCCTGCCCGCTTTAAGTGCGGGCGTGAATACCTGGGTGGTGGTCAATCACCAGCCGCTTATTAAAGGACCGGCGGCGGGGGGAGATGCCAGCAAAATACTGAGCGTTGGTTTGCAGCTGGATACCGACCTGGCTGAGCAAACCATCTACCTGAGCGGGGGAGTACGAATCCTGAGCGACGCCCTGAAGTACCGGCCTATGCCGAATGACGCCCGGATCAACGGGCTGGGTGTGTATGCGGGATCGGCAGACGATCCACGAGATAACGTGTGGATCTTGAGCGAGAACCAGATTTATGAAATTCAATCCCAGAACGGCGACGCAATTGTACCCTTACCTCTCGGCGAATTAAAAAGCGTGCGCGACAGTATAACCGGGATAGGGCGTACAATCAACGATGTATATATGTTCTTCAATCTGAGTAATAAGATCGAGCGGTACTACTCGCGGGTGATGGAAGATATCGGGCCTGACCTGGACGAGGGGCTGCCCGATAATCGACAAGGCACACCGCGCACGCTGTTGAGCTTCCCAGGGCGAGTGTATGCTTGTTTCGATGGCGGGACGGATAACTACTCATCGATCCTGGTCTATAAGAACTCGGGCTGGCACGAGGTGTACCGGGCGCCACGCAAGGGCGTAAGAATCCGAGGCGGCGGAATCCAGAGCATCCAGGGCACCACGATCAAACGGCTGTGGTTCCGGCAAGGTTGGGATATTCTATGGCTCCCGCTCTCGTGGAATCCGCTCAATGATACGGAATACGTCTATACACACGAGGGATTCTTAGAGACCGGGAGAATCTATGGCGGTCGGCGGGATATACAAAAATATTTTCACAGTCTCAAACTCGCTACTGAGCAGCTCACGGCGAGTGTCACGATCCGGGCAGATTACAAGACGGATACCACCACTACCTGGACCGAGATATCCGATGTGTTTGACACCTCACCTTATCAAGAAATATCCCTGGCCACGGCGAATAACGTATCCGGCCGGTGGATTCAATTCAGACTGCGATTCTATACCACAGACAATACCAAGACACCTGTATTAATCGCAACAATTCTTAAAGCGCTCAGTATATTTGAGGTGAAGTACACCTATACACTCACGTTCAGATTATCGGATAATGATATTAACCTTTTGGGTGAACAGGAAGCGGACAGCGCCTACACGAAGCGGGGAGTACTGGACACCTGGGTGGCCTCGGCGCTGCCCATCACGATGAACTCCATCAGCTCATTTGAAGATAGCAAATTGGTGAAGCCTTCGAGCGTGCCGGTGCGACGGTTGAAGATATTGAAAGACAAAGAAACGGGCAAGGAAACCTGGATCTGCCAGATGACGTTCCTGGAAATTTAATGGTTTACCAGTACCCAACCCCGCGACGTAAGAAGCAAGAGACCCGGGTATTTGGCCCAGTGAGTGAACCCAAGATCGACGAATCCATGGGGTTGATCCAGGGTAAGCAGCCAGGCAGCCGGGAAGAATGGCGGGTGTATCTCTCGCTGCTCAAGTACAAAGTTGAATTTGAATTTCAGGTGAGCGTGTATGGGGGCAACGCTGTAGCCGGCGGGTACATCATTGACTTTGTGGTATATACTCCGTTCCCGTGTGCACTAGAGGTCAATGGGGAATATTGGCATTCGGCGGAGATGCGACCCTCGGAGGCTTTAAAGCTGACTGCCTTAACTGCTATGTTTGGTCGTGAACCGTATGTCGTGTGGGGGAAAGACCTGCAAACGCAGGAGGATTGCGATAGAGCGATACAAGAAGAATTACGATTGTAGGCGCCAGTTGTCGACCGGCGAGGCCCGCCGGTGTGCGGATTCAATGTCAGCACGCACAATCGCAAGATACTTGTTTACCATCTCCAGGGATTTATGCCCCAGTAGACGTTGGAGAGTAAAGACATCCCCCCCGTTACGGAGATATTCAATCGCAAATGTGTGCCGGAACTTGTGCGGATAGGCGTGGGTGTGCGTTCTTTCCCCCAGATATTTGATAATTTCCTTCATCGCCCCTAAGCTCATATCACAAAAGATATATTCGCTTTCATGGCTGGTTAAGTATCTCCACAGTTGTCGTAAGCAGACCTTCCCCACATATACTGAGCGACCGGCAGTCTTTAGTCCCCGGCCCATGGGACGGACTACTAGCTGACCAGTAACATCCAGGTCAGTACGACGTAAGCGGGACACTTCGCCGATTCTCAATCCTGTGTCAAGAAGTAACATGACCAGGGTTTTATCTCTTAAAGCCGTGGGTCGACGTTGTTGGTAAGATTTACGGTTGCCCGTTTGCGCTGCTGCCGTATATTCACAGGCAAGCAGCATGGCTTTGATCTCAGCCCGAGTGTAGGGCACGATGGCTTTTGTTGTATATCGCGGCGCGGTAATATCTTTAGCAACGTTGGGAATTTGTAGCTCATGCGCTATCCAATTGTAGAATGACCGGAGCGCCTTCCACTTGGCATGAATGGCTGTCTCAGTCAATGGCTCAGTAATACCGTTGTTGCGATTTGGAATGTAGCTGGTGCGCAGGTGATAGAACCAGAGGCGGAGATCGTTGGTTGTGACCGATTCAACCTGTGGATTCTGTAAGTATTCGCACACCTGATTGAGATGGATGGTATAGTTCTTGAGCGTTTCAGGTGCGTAGCCTTCCGAGATGCGAGCGATTGTAAAGCCCTGGATAGCAGTCGAAAACTTCATGGATTAACCTCCGCAACTATCCGATATGAATGACGCAGAGTGTAATCCTCGAAACGCAGGTACTCTTATTCCCTATGTGACGATGAATGAGTACCCCCACCGCGACTCGAACGCGGGCTTCTACCTCCGGAGGGTAGCGACACTCATGTGGCAACTGGGAGATTATCCCACGTGGGTTAGTGTAGGATTACAGTCTGCGTTTCAGACAATGAGCGTCAAGTATTATGCTCTGCGACGCGTGATACGGCGATAGATTTCTACAACCGCAGTGATAATTACGGTGTATATCGCCCAGTTCACGATGAATTTCGTCAGGATCAGCCCGGCCGGGTATTGCATGTAGGGTATAGCGGCCAGGGCTGCAACGATGAAAGCGACGAATGTGCCTATGGTCCAGGAAGATGTCGGTTTAGCTTGTGTTTGCATGGTTCACCCCTACGGGTTAGTCCTTACGGGTCTACACTTTTGTTAGGTTAGTTATAGATTCACCCTAGCTTAATTGTTTAAACAAGTCGTATCATTAATGCACGGAGGCCACTATATGGAATTGATGAGCATAATCAAAAACATTCTTAATCGGTTGTACCTCCCCGGGGAAGTACTGGAAACGAATATAGGTTTCAGATTTGAGATCGTGACGGCTGACATCTTTATACTCAGTAATGGGGAGAAGTCGCAGAAGTACGATATCAGTCAAGTGGATGTGCCCCGAGTTCTTCAAATACTCGCTTGAGTTGCTCGTATAATTCATCTTTTAGGCCCGCCGGCGCATCTTTGTAGAGTTTCTGGATCTCCAGGATGCGCTGATCCGGTCGCTCCAGCCCGAGCACGTCATATATCTCGGGCGTTTTCGCGCCGATCTTGACCAGGTTCTCTCCAGTTGGATTGCGCTCGTCGTTGTAGTACTTGTTGAACACCTGGTAGTTGATCTCGTAGTACCTGGCCAGCTCTTCCTGGGTGATCACAATACCCTTATTGTTCACCATTTGCACGTGAACTTCCTTGAGTAGATCTCCTACGGTTTTGCGTTTCTTTTTATCCATTGATCATATTATAGACAAAGATTAATAAATGTCCACACCTCTTGACTTTTTCTAGACAACATGCTATTATCTAGTCACTGACTATTTTGTATCCGGTGACTAGATGAGCATATCAGAGATTATCAAAACGACACGCAAAGACCTGGACTTGAGCCAGGAGGACTTCGGCAAAGCCCTCGGGCGGACGAAGCAGGCAGTCTCCACCTGGGAGAAAGGGCTGCGGGCGCCCGACCGATACTCTGCGGTGCTGTGGTCGATGCTGTATACGGACTGGCGGCACGAGCTCGGCATACGTTTACTGAGCGAATATCGGAAGGAGGAGTAATCATGATCGCATCTTATCAAGGACACCAAGTAAATGTACTAGACGAATTCGAAATGGGCGGCGCGTTGCTGGTGGCAATCGAAGCCCTGGAAGGCAAGCCATTCGTTGGTGGGGATAAGTGGCCAGTGTGGACCAGCTTTACAACTGTGCGGGCGAGCGAATTGGAGACCACCGATAAGCCAAAAGAGAGTAAAGGAGGAGTAAGTGGCAACACTTGAGCTGCATATCGTAGTGAAAGGGGATCAAAAGATCCTTGATTTCCTCGAGATGTTCGTGAACACGGGGGCTGTTGCATTCGAGAAAATGTATCCTGTTGAATTTGAAATCGCTGGTGGTCTGACTGAAAAGGACGAAGCTCATGGCGAAGAAAACTCTGAAGGCGTGCCGGACGGCGAGTGATTTTGTGGCTTACGCTCAGGCGCACGGTGCTGAGGTTGTCACATGCGGCAAGGGTGTGAAGATTTTCGCCGGTGAACGTAAGGATCAATATGCTGTCATTCATTCCAATCATCCTCGTGAGCTGGTAACTGGTACCCGGGCGGCGCTGATCAAGGCGTTCATCGCAATCGGGTTGGCAGGGTCAGTGGCTTGTATGCTGCTCTCCATGCCTATGTTTGTAGCATGACATTTTGATCCTGTGTTCGATTTCAAACGGAGCAATTATGAAAAATAAGCGGATGATCTACCTGGGCCTGACTTACTTCTGCTTGATTGTGGCCATGCTCAGTATTGTTTTGATCGTATGGGGGAATGTGTAATGGAAACTGTACTGGGAATCGTGAGCATGATTGCCCTGGCGGTGGCTGCTTTCTTAATCGGGCGGCTGTCGGGCGAGAATACTATCCTGAAACAGAACAACCTGGGCACGACCACGGGACAGCGGCAGGAAATGGCGCGTATGGAAGATGCGCTGGCAGTGATTGCCGATCTGCGAGTGCGAACCCAATTAGAGAACGAACGTAAGGAGGCTGTCGATCACTATGTTACTGAGCGAATGAACCAGTTAGCCAATTACCTGAGCAATGCCCGGCACGATCCTGAAGCGCCGGCGCGAAGACCAAAAGACTACTAGAAGGAGATAACAATGTCTTACCAACCTGCAACAAACCCCTGGGATACGGTGAATAACCCTCCCGAACCCACTCGTGAAGTGAGTGGCGCAGTAACAATCAACGCCTGGTGGTGCATGCTGGTGCCGGGCGTGGGCAAGCAGCCTTACGACGAGAAGACCGTGGATCCCAAGACCGGCAATGCACCCCGCAGGTACACGGCGATTGATCTGACCATTGAACCCCTGGTTGAATCGGGGATGACCTTCCCAGTGCAGCGCACCATGCTGGCTGAGTTTGGCGAATGGAAAGAAACTACCCTGCCCAGCCTGAGAGACATTGGAGTTCTGGACGCAAGCGTACTAAATGGCAAGTATGCCAAGATCGAGCTGGTGCCGACCGGGCGCAAGTACACGAACTCACAAGGCGAGGAAAAAGAAGCCAGTGCAGTGAAGTTCGTGGCAGTCTACGACACTCGTGAAGCGTGCCTGGCGGCGATGAACGGCGACAATCCGGCCTCCCCTACGCCCATTGTTTCTCCCGTACCGAGTAATGGGAACAGTGGTGAGAAAGATACGGCGCTGAAGTTTGCCAAGGCGTTTGTTGCCAATGCCATGCATCAGGCAGGTGGTGATCTGGACAAAGCGCGTGGGATCCTGGCGCCCATGATGGCGAACCAGCCGGTGATCAGCAAGCACTATACCGTTGATAGCCCGGAGATCCTGGAGATGCTAGCTGGGGAGATCAAGTAATGGATACCGAAGTGATCTTTCCCCCTGCGCCGGAAGATGTAATCACCGACCGTGAAGAGGACCGGCTGTTTCAAGAGCTGTGCTGGCGTGAATACAAAGGCGAGTTCGATCCCAGCAATACTGAGCTCATCACGGATGAAGATTTGCCAGAAATTGCCGACATGTTTTGGAGTTCGTGGCGCGCAACTTAACAACCTTAATGCGCCGGGTGACACAAGCCTGATCAGGTTTGTGCTCACCTGGGAGAGGTTGAGGCGTGCTCCCCCTACCCATGCTTTGACTTCTCCCCGGTGAGGGGCGGTCCCTCACTCTCCTTTGGAAAGGGTAGCCGGTCTTTAGCGGATGAGTTTACCGGCTACCCCGAATTATCTACCCTCGCGGAGGACAAAATGAAGGCATTTACGTTCGGAACCTACTCTCTGATTATCGGCGCCATTGTCGGTTTTGTGGTGATGAATATCGAACCCCAGCTCACGATCATTGCAGCTGTGGCAGTCATGATCTTTACGTTCTGGATGCTGTGCGCTCTGACCGGGACCCGCGAGGTGGACCTGTGATCAGCGCAGTCATCATTGATTCCCGAGAACCCTCCTGGGTACAAGGCTTGAACTTCGGCGGCGTACCCAAAGCGGTGGCTGAGCTGGAAGCGGGGGATGTGCAGGTAGTGACAGAAGATGGCCATACCCTGATTGTTGAGCGCAAGACAGCGGATGATCTGCTTAACTCGTTGAAGGACGAGAGATTATTCCCCCAGATGACCAAGATTACTGAGCAGAGAATCGACCAGCAGATGATGGGACATCCGCTCACGGTGTGGCCTTATTTGGTAATCACAGGTGAACTTCGCAATGGACCCAACGGCAAATGCGTTACCGACCGGGGTGAAACAGGCTGGTCTTATGCGGCGGTCCAGGGTGCGCTGCTCAGTATACAGGAAATGGGAGTCTTTGTAGTTCAATGCGCTGAGATGGACTTTGAGCAGATGATTGTGCGCCTGGCCGACCGCCGTCGGGATGAGGCTTACCAGAAGATCCTGCCACCCAGACCAGGAATTATGCTCGGACCATCTACAGCATTACTTGCAGCCCTCCCAGGTATCGGTCCTGACCGTGCAGTTGAATTGATGACGTGGGCAGGCACGGCGGGGTTTGCGCTGGCCGGGCTGACTGACCCGGAAGTGGACTGCCCGGTGGGGAAGGCAATCCAGCGGCGAGTGCGGCAGGTGCTCGGATTAGACGCAACCCAGTACATGAGTATCTGGGCGAATGATACGGGTGAGACCGTGTTAAAGATTTTGGAAAAGGAGAAGCCTAATGTTTAAGAAAGCAACCAGACTACAGAGCAAGTTAAGGATGACCATCGATGGCCCGGCAGGGAGCGGCAAGACTTACACCGCTTTGCGCTTTGCACATGCCCTGGCCAGGGATGGGAAGATCGCCTTCATCGATACTGAGCGGGGCAGCGCAAGCAAGTATGTGGGTGAATCCCCGGATGGGATCCCGTGGGAGTTCGATGTGCTGGAGCTGACCCAGTTCAGCCCGGAGAAATACACTGAGGCGATTGTAGCGGCCGGGAAGATGGGTTACTCGGTATTGATTATCGATTCGCTGAGCCATGCCTGGGAAGGTACGGGTGGCGCATTGGAAATCAAGCAGAAGTACGGCGAAGCTTGGAGCGCATGGCGGCACGTCACTCCCATTCACAATCGGATGGTGGACGCAATCCTACAATCCCCGATGCACGTGATTACGACCATGCGCAGCCGGATTGAGTACGTGCAAGAGCCCGACTCGAACGGTAAGATCGTCATTCGCAAGGTAGGTATGTCACCGATCCAGCGGCCCGGAATGGAATATGAATTTGATATTTTGGGTGACATGGACTGGGCGCATATGTTCACGGTCAGTAAGTCACGCTGCTCGGCGGTGGCAGACAAGAGCTTCGAGAAACCCGGGCCGGAGTTCATGGTACCCGTTATGGAGTGGTTGACCAGCGGAGACAGCGCACGCTCTTATACTCCCCCGGCTGTGACTACCGAAGCGCCGGCGTTCGAGCCAGCGACACCACCGGAATATATAACCGCACAGGTATGGGGTGGTACGCTGAACGACCTGATGGAAAAGTATGGGGTTGACGCTATTCTCGAAGCCAACAACGGTGCAATCCCCGGCACGGACGAGGAAGTACAGATTGTGGCTGCCCTGTTGGAGGCAATCCGTGGAAATTGATCATCTCTCTTACTCATCGATTTCAATGTACCTGGCCTGCCCGGAAAGCTGGCGCCGGAAGTACATCGCTAAAGAGCCAACCGTGAGCTCACCAGCGTTAGTCTTTGGTAGTGCGATACATGCCACTGTTGAGCAGTATGTCCAGGTGGGCGGTGACTTGCTCAGTATATGGTCTGAGAAGTGGGCCGGGCAGGTGGAGAGTGAGACGAATGTACTGTGGGGGATGGAATCGCCGGAAGAATCCTTTAACAAGGGCGTCAAGTTACTGAGCGACCAGAGCGTGGTTGATACGCTGAAGGCGATTAAGCCTCGGTCAATCGAAATGAAAGTTGAGCTGAAGGTTCCCGGCGTGCCAATCCCGATTCTTGGGTATATCGACCTGATTGCCGAGGATGGGGTGGTGTGCGATTTCAAGACCAGCTCAAAGAGTTGGACTCCATCCAGGGCGAAGGATGAGCTGCAACCGATTTATTACATGAGCGCGCTGAGTCAGCTCGGCGTGAAGGTGAACTGGAACTTCCGGCACTACGTATTCACGACTTTGAAAACCCCCCGGCTGGACGTGTTCGATACTCAGCGTGTCCCGGCTGAAGCGTTCTTCCTGTTCAAGATGATCCAGGAGGTATGGAAGGGTATTACAGCCGGGGTGTTCTTCCCGAATACGGGATCGTGGAAATGCTCGCCGGTGTATTGTGACTTCTGGAATAACTGCCGGGGGAAGTACGGAGGATAACATGCCGATCTATTATTTTACTATCGACGGACCTGAAGGCGATAAGATCGTGTCGCTTATGGCAAACTTATCAGAGAACTTCGGAGTAACAGTCAAGGATGCGCTCATGGTTGAAACAGATATTGACCATCTGGTTCCCATGTTGGAGCGGTTGGGAGATGACCGGGTGGATAAAGGCGAAGTTGCACCTGCGAAAGTGTGCCAGCGATGCGGCAAACCGGTTACTGGCCGCGGCCGGTCGAGATATTGCAGCAGGAAGTGCTACACCGCAGACTATCGAGCGCGCAATAAGCCGGCTAAAAAAGGCTACAGGACATCCGTGGAAACCCAGGATGCTACTGTGCGCAATCGAACCGCTGAAGATGAGCGGATCGAGGCGGTAGTTGCGAAGGCGAAGCTGACAGCTCCGAGCGCCGATTTTGAGCACATGATCAAATCTGGCGGCTCAATCATGGCGAGGAAACTATGAACGACTTTCTTGACGTTCTCTTCGACATCCTTCGGGTCGCTGCAATCTTTGCGATTGTGATTGTGATGGCCTGGGGTTGGACAATCTTGCAATGAGTACATTGGGCGGCGGCGTGGTGGGAACACGCCAGTGATGCTAGGCAAATCGGGTGCGCAACCGTATGCCAAATCATAACAGGCACCAGGCTCACGGTGCACACAGCGTTATGAGGATATACCAGGATCATATCCTGGCCGCCCAAATAGGGACAGCACAATATCTAGGATGGATAATGCTGGACCTTAACAATTTCATAGCCGGCGGGAGCGTGCGGTTTCTTCAAAATCAACACGGCAGCCCGCCGGCACCTATTACGAGGACAGGCAATATTATGGAACGAACATGTAGAAAATGTAAACGAATAACCTGGCATCTGATTCGCACGCTCCGCGGACAGGTGTACCGGATATGCATGGAGTGTGGTCGATGCTCGAAGTGTTAGACATCCGATACCTGGGACGGACCAAAGAACGCTCGCAAGGCGGGAGAAGCGCGCTCGGATTCATGCACGGGAGCTGGTCTGTAATCTTTCCTGAAACCGTATTACGTGCGTGGTTCCAGGGCGGCATTCTTCTGGATGACGACACGACACCAGAGACTTACTACTCAGTATTGGGGGTACCAAAGGATGTGTGTCATGACGATCTAAGATCAGCGTACAGGAGACTCGCTCGCCAGTGGCATCCCGACGTGTGCCAGGATAAGAATGCCAATGAGATGTTCCTGCAGATCCAGGAAGCCTACCAAATACTGAGCAATACAAGCACGCGTGCCCGGTACGATGCGGGTCTGGCGCTGGAGGAATCCTTACCGATGGGCGAAAGACACACCCGCGCACAAGATGACTTTGGTTATCGCGCCCCCTTGCGCTGTGGCTATGTCTTAGCTGAGTGCAGAAGGGATCGCAAGTGGCAGATTGTAGACAAGATTATTGGTTGGGAAGATATTGTGGATAGTCAAGGTCGCACGCTCGTGACTTCCTGGACATACGGCGATAATAAATATACGGAGAGGTGGATCAAATGAATAGATTGTCCGCATTGAGCGTAAATGATGTGCTGGAGATCCTGCAAATGGCAGTGGTCAATGCGATCAAGGCAGGGGTGGAGATCAAAGTCACCCCCCTATACGGAGCAACCAAGCGGTCGGTGATCCTGGTACTGGAGAACGTGGAGCTAGTGGATAACAACCTGGTTGCCATTAATGGCAATGTGGCGGAGGAATGAGTTGTGAAAAATACACCCTCCAACACACAGGAAGCATTCCGGGAATGCTACGACGCAATGAGCGCCGAGGGTAGGGAAGAACTTGACGTATTGATTGAATGGCTGCGGGTCTGCATTCACAAGCCGTTGAGTCATGATGGAGCGGGCAGCATCATCTTTGCCATGCTCCGGTGCGGGTATTTACTGGATGACCAGGAAGCACAACGCTTGCGTCGGGCGGCATGGGTGAGACGGACCCGGCAGTTCACAAGACGGCGAGTGACGCCGATTATACCGTTTGATTTGGAGGAGGCGAGACGAGCGATGAACCGACAGGAAGTTGAAACGATTGTGTTGGATGCACGCGCGATAAATAAGCGTCCTAATTTGCGTGTGGCAGACTTGCGCGAGGCCTACTTGAGCGAGGCCGACTTGAGCAGGGCCGACTTGAGCGCGGCCTACTTGAGCAGGGCCAACTTGAGCAAGGCCAACTTGCGCGAGGCCAACTTGCGCGAGGCCAACTTGAGCGGAACTGACTTGAGCGAGACCAACTTGAGCAAGGCCGACTTGCGCGGGGCCAAAGGCTTATTTGCCACCGCTCAACTTGGCAGGCATGATGCTGTTGCCGCGGGCGGGTATATCGTTATTGGCTGTGAGCGGCACGAGTACCAGCACTGGTTGGATCATGGCGAGGAGATTGGACGCGTCAATGAGTATACTGATGCTGAGATAGCGCGCTATATGGGCTGGATCAGGCTGGTCGTACCGTGGCTGGTCGAGGAAGAGGCGAAGGCGGTGAGGGATGAGTGATAACGAACGCGAATATATTGATGACGAACAAGGCTGGGTTGATGTTTTCAGTGAAAGCGATGAGCAAGCCACAGAAGAATTAAATAACCTTCGTCCATGTCCATTTTGTGGGAAAACCGAATATAGTTACTACAGTCGTCCATATAGCGAACCGCCAGTATATAATATTCGCTGTACTTCGTGTATGGCACTTGGTCCGCTGGCAAACGAGGATGGGCCGGATATAGACGCCTGGAACCGCCGCCCGATTGAGGACGCCCTGCAAGCTGAGCTTGCCGCGGCGCAGGCTGAGGTAGAACGGCTGCGTGAGGTAGTAGAGTTCGTACTGTTCAACCTTGACGCGGATCACCCCGAAGACATAGACGCAATCCGCGCCCATGTGAAGAACGCATTGCTGGAGGGAGGTGAGAGATGAGTAGAGAATATAAGTATATCCATTTTGATCTTGTTGCTCAGAAGCGGAAAACATCCGTGTGGAGTTGCCGAAATAATGCAAGTGGCGAAGAGATAGGACGTGTGCAATGGTATGGACCGTGGCGGCAGTATTGTTTCTACCCGGCATGGGATTCTGTATTTAGTATGGGTTGCCTGGATGATATCCGCAATTTTATCGAATGGATAAAAGGCGGTGCGCGATGATCATCTACGACCTCCCCGACCTCTGGGATGCCCGCGCCCGCGCCACCGTGGAGCTTGCCGCGCTGGTAGTCGGAACGGCGCTGGCGCCCTACACCGGATTAGAGCCAGCCGCCAGCTTCGAGGCGGTGTACAGCGAGATGTATGTGCGCTTTACCCCGTCACTGGTAACACACGCGCTGGCACTGTGGGACGGTATCAGATTTCAAAGCCCAGACGTGATTACACTACCACTAGTTGTACATGAGATGGGACACCTGTTCAGCGTGCATGCAAAGAATAAACCTACTAAACAGATGTGGATTGACAGGCTTATGGATACAGGCGCGGCAAGCCCATGGCCGGGGATGCACCCGCCAAGTTTGAAGGGGTACAACATCGTTGAGCGGTTCTGCAGTAGCGCATGGGAACCGTGGGTTATGAATTTGTACGCGCAGGATGCTAAAGGGATAACTCAAGCCGGCAAAGCCCTGCGCACCTGGATGGACGCGCACATGGGCGAGTGGTGCTCCGTGGCGATGGGGAGGCATTGATGAGGGCATCCCGCGCTGCCGAGCGAGAAGGAGAAAACTAATGGGACGTAAATCTGTTATCCAAAAAACATTCGATGCTCTGCAACTGTCCATTGATTCTAATGTTAATTGCGAACTAACGCCGCGGCAATGTAAGGAGCTATTGGACAGAGAGAGGTTATTCCAGGAGATTATTGACCGATACCAGGATGATATTATAAAGCTCCGGCGCTTGTTGGAATTGGAGCAAAGCGATGAATGAGAAGATAATAGCAATGATGCGGCGGGATGGTACTCGTATATTTATGATTGCACCCCGACGATTCCACGACATTATTACTGCTCACACTCGCGAAAACAATTTTTGGAGGCCGTTTCTTTGGGGGGAAATTATTAGATACCACAAATGGATTTACGCGGATAAGATGAAATTACGGAGGCTAGGAAATGAGTGAACCTAATGAGTGCCCCTGGTGCCATGGCGCCCAAACGCAATTCTGTGAGAACCCAAACTGCCGACCCAGCAAGCCCCAGTCTGCTCAGTATGTTGAGCATCAGGGTAACGCCTGCCTGGGGGTGTTTGTGTGCGCAGCGATCGAAGCGGCAGCGGGGATACTAATCGTGATTATTATAAACATCGTTCGTTTAATTCAATATCTAACCTGAGGAGTACATCATGAATAACACTATTGTGCCCGGATCGCTGAGCGCCATGGCCAGGGCGGGTCGAACATCTATTGCACAGTCATTTATGAGCGCCGAGTGCATCGTGATCGTGGATACTTCCGGATCTATGGACACCCCCGATTCCCGAGGCGGAAAGACCCGGTACGCTGTGGCGCGCGAAGAACTTACCTACCTCCAGGGCCAGATGCCGGGGAAGTTGGCAGTACTCGCGTTCTCCAGCGATGTGGTGTTCTGCCCGAACGGGGTGCCATATAATTATGGTTTGGGTACTGACCTGGCGAAGGCGCTCAAGTTTGCGAAGGTCGCTGATGTGCCGGGAATGAGATTTATTTTAATCAGCGACGGTGAACCTGCTGAACCTGGAGAGTGCCTGAAGATTGCACGCACATTCAAGAACAGGATTGACGTAGTCTACGTGGGTCCAGAGGACTCACCTTTCGGCCGTGAGTTCCTGACTGATCTCTCGCGTGCGTGTGGTGGCGTGACTGTCACCAGTGACCGAGCGAAGGAACTTGGCGCAACAGTCCAGAAGCTATTGCTTAAAGCGTAGCCTATGCTACTCAAGACATTACTTGACGCAGGCATACTCAGCAGTGATGCAGCTCTGCTCCAGGATTCGTTTGGAGATTCTAACCCTTCAGAATTTCTCGACGGTCTTGAGCAGGTGGCACGTGCGTTGGTCACTCACACACCACCGGGGATACTACTGCCCGGGGCGGAGCCATGGCGAGCAATCGCTGAGTACATAAGGGATCACCCGAAAGACTTGGAGCAGGCATTCGACGGTTCGCTTGCTCAGTATACGAATGCGGAGCAGGTAGCTATCCTAGGTGCAGTCACCGTGCGGATGCGGGAGCTGCAACAGTGGATGGATAAGCAAGATACTGGAGCGAAGCGCCGGAAGTGGGCGCAATATGTCCAGACGTTGAATAATCTGGGCTACAAGTTTCGTTACAACATGTGCACCAATGACATCGAAGTCAACGGTGAACCTATCCACGATTACCTGGTTGACAACATAGATATGCGGGCACGCGATGCGGGGATATGGGAAGTCAATGTTCTCAAGTCCGCATACCGGGCGCATGCCTGGGACAATCGGTATCACCCGATTAGGGATTACTTTAGGAAGTTGAAATTTGAAGGCGACGACCCGATAGCCGAGCTCAGTAGTTATGTTGTCGATGAGCATGGGGTGTTCGGATTCTGGCTGCGGCGCTGGCTGATTGGGTCGGTGGCCAGGGTGATGAGTGGGGCGCAGAATAGAATGCTGGTGCTGGATAGTGTGCAGGGATTGGGCAAATCTGAGCTTGTGAAGTGGTTGTGCAGCCCGGCTCCCGAGTACTACCACGAGGGGGCAATCATCCCGGACGATAAAGACTGCCGGTTGAAGCGGGCGGGGGTATGGATCTGGGAAGTGGACGAGCTCGGCGCAACTACCCGGCGGGCGGATCGGGAGGCGTTGAAATCTTTTATCTCAGCCAGGTACACTCGTGAGAGAAAAGCGTATGGTCGCTACGATACCCAGATACAAAACATGGCGTCATTCATCGGCACCGTGAATAACGAAAGCGGGATCCTGAATGATCCCACTGGCAACCGGCGGTTTCTAATGTGTCATTTGCTCAGTATTGACTGGCGCTATACCAAGTTGGACGTTGACCAGGTATGGGCGCAGGCCTATGATCTGTATGTGACTGGTGAGAAGTGGGATCTGAGCGATGATGAGATAGCCATGGCCGAGAAAATAAATAAAGAATACGAAGTAGTCGATCTGGTTGAAGAAACAATCCGCAAGCATTTTTATATTGACCCGACCAAAGAAAACTGGTGGCTGCCGACCACGGACATCATGGATGTGTTGAAGGATAAGGGGAACCTGAAAGCCGGGACAGAGATTGACACCCGGCGATTGGCGGCCGCACTAACCCACCTGGGGTTAGGCAAAGCGGCCAGAAACAAAGCAGATGGCAAGCTGGCGAGGGGATACTATGGTATCTCACAGCGTATCGTTATCTAGTTTACACATATTTACATCATTTACATGTAAATCCTTAAAGAATACCCATAGTCATATTACATACTACCGTGGGGGGAGTTAATAGAAATACATGTAAATGATGTAAATGATGTAAATCGGTAGAATAATTGTTCTAACAACAGGAGATATGAGATGAGAACATCAGACAAGGTAGCTGCACAGTTCAATGATAACGACCGGAAGGATTCGCTGCACGATGAAATTGTGATGTGGACACAGGATAACGCCGTTCGTATCTACCGTGAAATTAACGAAAAGGTTATGGAAGATGGTTACAGGAAAAATCTATTGCTTGACTGCTCAGAAGTAGAGTGTAGATGGGAAGAACCATTGACCAGGGAGAGAGGTAGCATAGGAGGTTATGTTGATTTGATGATTGTTGGTAGTGCTGTGTTTCGTTATCCTGTTGTTGGGTGTGAGATAAAACCAAGAATTTATTGCGTTGGTGATGTAATCAGACAAATTCGATATTACCGTACGCTTAACCATGAACTGAGGCACTATGTAGAGTACTGTGTCATCTCTCCCGATGATCGTTACGCAAAGCTGCTTGAAGATCAGGGCATACGGTTCATCAAGTACATACCATGAATATCCTGGACTGGTCTAAACTATGGGTTAGTATGGGCATCGGTGTAATACCTGTGCGATATAAAGACAAACGTCCGGCGGTAGCGTGGGAGATATACAAGATACAGCTACCCACACCAGAAGAGTTAAACTCCTGGTTCGCAAGAGGCCAACATAACTATGGAGTGCTGGCCGGCTGGAATAGCCTCATGGTGCTGGACTTCGACGACATCGCAGAGTACAGGACCTGGGCGCTATGGGCAACAACCCAGGCGACGGCCAGAGCTATACTGAGCAAAGCCTTCTCAGTGATGACAGCTCGCGGCGTTCATGTATACGTGAGACTGGCGACACCCATTAAGAATCATAGGGTTGGCAAGATAGATATAAAAACTTCAGGCTATGTACTCGGGCCTGGCAGCATCCACCCCAGCGGTGCAGAATACCGAGCAATGCGTGAGACGGTGCAGCTGCCGCTGATCATGACACTTTCGGATGTACTCCCGGCGGCGCTCATAGTGCAGCATACTGAGCACGTCGATGGTGTGCATGTGCCACGAGTTGAGACGGTGAGCGCCACTGACCCATGGCAAGCGGTCAATGATCCGACAATGGTGAGTGGTACACTTATACAGAGTATCCGGAAGCGGTTCCGGATCGAGGACTTTTTTGTTGACAAGGTACGGACCAGCGCCAATGCTCGCTGGTTCCTGACCCGCTGCCCACTGCATGAGGATAAGGAGCCTAGCATGTGGCTGGATATTGAGCATCAGTTGTGCGGATGTTTCGCCGGTTGCACGTCCAAACCGATGGACGTGATCAACCTGTACAGTAGATTACACGGCATTACTAATCAAGAGGCAATCAATTACATGGCAAAGATGGTGTAGTTTTATCTTGTGGATAGTCACTGTATATCTTATAGACAACGACGATTTATCATGTATAATGATTGTGGAGGTGAACCATGGAATTTGACCTGACTGTGTATGTGAAAGCGGCTGTGCAAGGTGTGCCGCTGATGTTTGTTGTGATCGGCCTGGTGTGGGTATGGGGCCGATTAGGACTGCAAGGAAAACAACAACTTGTATCTAGCTTACTTACTGGCCTGGCGCTGGGCTTGCCTTACATGATTGCCCAGACTCGTCCACCCACGGGTGACTGGTGGGTGTCGTTTGGATACTGGTTTGCGACGATAGTTTATGGCTTGGGCTTGGGCGTGTTCGCAAGCCTGCTGTATGAGCTTGACAAAGATCTGGTTGCGAAGCTCATTGAGAAGTACTTGCCACCTTCCGTCCAATGAACGCCACAATGTCAAGCAGCATAGACCGCTCCTCCATTGTCGATGAAATCCAACGTGTTTTGGATGGTAACGGAAACATATCGGCAGCCACGAGAGATCGATTGATCCTGACGGCCATGAAGGTACTATTTGAAGTAATCGAAGGTGATGGCGGGATCAACGACCGGCTCAAGTTCTTGGAAAAATACAAACCCCACTTGCAAGTAATCGCCTGGGCAACTGCTTTAATTGCTGGCTCAATTGTGCTAGCAATACTGAGCGGCAACCTGCAAATTGTTGTCAAATAATAGGTAGACATAGGTAATGCCAGGTGTAAAAGAGCGCGTGTGGATTGCTGAATATCTGAAGTGCTTCAATGCGACCAAGGCGGCCGAGATTGCAGGTTATAAATGGCCGAATAAAATTGGGCCGGCCCTGAAACAGAAGAATGCCGAGCTCATTGAAGCTGCTCTCAAAGAGCGCGCCATGACACCCGAGATAGTGGTTGACCGGCTGAGTGCACAGGCCCGGGCCGAGTATGCCGAGTACATCAACGACGATGGCGAGGTAGACCTGGCAGCCCTGCGCCGGGCCGGCAAGATGCACCTGGTGAAGGGGATCAAGTATGACCGGCAGGGCAGGACGATGGTCGAGTTTTACGACGCCCAGGCTGCACTGGTCCACATCGGCAAGCATCACAAACTCTTTACTGAGCAGACAGCGTTCGATGGCACTATCCGGATCGAGGGGCTGGAGAATCTACTGGATCGCATCTATGGCAAAGCTGATCAAGATTGATGAGCGGCACGAACGCTACGCCTATGAAGCTAAAGACGCCGGCTGTCCTCGGGATCAGGTCGCTAGCTTCATGACCGGCGGGTATTATGCGTTTCCGATGATACTCCCGTTTCACGCTGCGGCACGAGCTGCGGATAGATCAGACGGACCGGACGAGATTGCCCTGGGTGGAACACGGTACTTTGGCAAGACGCACAGTGTGATGGCGCAGGTGGGACTGGACGACTGCCAGCGCGTGCCTGGTCTCAAGTATTTGTTTCTCCGCAAGATTATGAAGAGCGCCAGTGAATCTCTTGAAGATATCGTGTACCGGGTATTCAAATATGTGCGTCATGAGTTCACCCCAAGCGAGGGTCGGCTGTATTTTCCGGAGACCGGATCGCGGATATTAATTGGCGGGTACAACAACGAGAGCGACATTGATAAGTACTTAGGCATCGAGTATGACGGCGTGGTAATCGAAGAGGCAACCCAGCTCAGCCAGCGGAAGATCGACTCTATCTTTGGCAGTGTACGCACAAGCATGCCGGGATGGAGAGCGCGCAAGTATCTGACCACCAACCCGGACGGCATTGGTCTGACCTGGTTCAAGCAGCGATACGTGACACCGTGGCGAGAACATACTGAGCGATGGACGAAGTTCTTCAACTGCACATACAAAGACAACCCACTCGCCAACCCGGAATATATACGCTATCTCGAAGGACTCACCGGACCATTGGCTAGAGCGTGGCGGGATGGGGACTGGGACGCATTCGAAGGTATGGCATTCCCTAACTGGGACGAATCAATTCACGTCATCGATCCCTTCCCCATCCCGCCGCACTGGTTACGCTGGCGAGCAACGGACTACGGATACTCAGCGCCCTGGTGCACGCTGTGGTTTGCGAAGGACCCTGAGCTTGAGCGAGTGATTGTGTACCGGGAAGCGTACGAATCCTATCTCACATCCACCCAGCAGGCCGAGCGCATCCGGGATTTGACGTTGCCAGGCGAGAATATTGCCATACATTATGCCGATCCCAGCATGTGGGGAAAGAAAGAAGCGGATGGCAGAGTCACCACCACGGCCGATGACTACCTCAAGAAAGGCGTCATACTCACGCCGGCGGATAACAACCGGCTGATTGGTAAGCGCAAGGTAGACGAAGCCCTGGCGACCAAAGCCAACGGCGTGCCGGGATTACAGATATTCCGAGACTGCTACAACCTGATCCGCACATTGCCCCAGTTGCCGTTCGACAGCAGCCGGACCGAGGACGTGGATACCAAGGCGGAGGACCATGCTTACGACACCCTGCGGTATGGACTGACCAACACACGATTGCCCGAGCCACCCAAGGCACAGGACAGGCTGATTGTTAGAGTTTCCCCGCTTGTAGGGATGAAAGGATTGTAATGGCGAAAGAAGAATTTGATCTGCAAGCATTCAAGCAAGTCGTCGAGCACAGCAATGATCTGCGCGGCAGGTATACGGCACGCAACGAGTTCTTCAACCTGATGGAAGAGATGTACCTCCTGATCTGGCGGGATGAAGACCGGGTGAAGAAGCTGCACGATAACATCAAGATCACCAAGAGCCCGACTGCCAGGGATAAACTACTCGGTGCTGTCAGGTTGATGATTGCCACCGATCCCGAGTTCAGCATGCCGGAAGAGACCAACAACTCGGATGCCATGGAATACTCCAGCAAGATCGAGCAGGCAGCCAAGCGACTGTGGGTAGCAGCCGGCAGAGTACGGGGTGATCCGGTGCATTACGATGTTGTCTTATCCGCGCTGCTGTTTGGCGAGATGCATATCGGGATTGACAAGACTGCTGACCTGGTAATGTATGCTGAGGGGACCAAGAGCGACGCCGCATTATATCGAGCAGAAGAGATTGCCAGGGTGACGCCGTATGTATTTGACGTGTGGGATCCCCGCACCGGATATCCTGAGCGAGATCGGTTTGGAGTCTCGGCCTATTTTCGTGAAGTAGTAACTACCAGCGGAGATGTGCTGGACACGTTTGGGGATACGGCTGTGAAGCTGTTTCCGGATGGCAAGCGGTATGCACAGGTCACACTCTGTCACTTCTGGGATTACAAGTACCGTTACACCTGGGTCAAAGGACAGGAGACCCGGCCGCTGGTCCAAGAAGAACACAACCTGCCATTTATCCCAATCACTGCCAAGATTGGCGAGGGCAGCTCACTCTTTACTGAGCCGGAGTACCAGGCGCAACCATTTCTGTATACGTTTGCCAAGTCGGGATTGTGGGAGCGAGAGAACCTGGCGCTGACGGTTTTATACACGAACATATTTGGGATAGGCGCCAATCCCATGTTCATCGAGAAACTCAACGCACAGGGCGAGGGACCTCAGTATGACTTCACTACTCCCGGCGGCAAGGTAACTATCCCAAGCGGTGCAGACTGGGGACCGGTGACAAACAAGGGTGTGATTGATCCAAGCATTATGCAGGGCTGGCAGCTGGCAGAAGATAAGGCGAGCCAGTCAACCATTTATGACCAGACATTGGGCCAACCCCTGAGCGGCAATGCGCCCTACAGCATGGTGGCGCTACTGCACCAGGCCGGCAGATTGCCGCTTATTGTTCCCCAGAAGAAAGCAGGCTGGGCAATCGCGGATGCAGTCAAGAAGGCATTGATCTGGTACCGCAAAGAACCGAGTAAGGGGTACGACTACAAGCATATCTTCGGCGACCTGGAGGCCAGTCAGATCCCGGAGCGGTTTGATTTAGATGCGATGCTCGACGTGAGTCTGCCCCAGGACAAGTTGCAGCAGGCCAACATCGCCAATTTACTGAGCACCGGAGATGATCCGCTAATGCCCAAGAGCTGGGTGAGAGAGAACATTCTGGGCGAGGGGCAGCCGGAAGAAATGCAGATGAATGTGTGGAGCGAGCAGGCCGCAAGGATGATGATGCAGGGCTTCTACCAGCAGCTTTTACCGGCCGTGATGGGCAGAATGAACCAGATGATAGGAAACACGCCTTCTAGCCCTTCTGGTGGGCAAATAGGGGCATTGCCGCCTCAATCGCCGGTGACGATGGAATCTCCGGGAGGTATACCGCCAGGTGCGCAAGGACTCCCGCCTGAGATGATAGCGGCAGGAGCGCAGGGACCAGAGCAGATCGTATAGAACCTTACAACACGGAGAATAAACATTGAGCCTCGTCAAAGTAGAGCAGAGCGGCGCAGTCACATCAGTTCACTTTGACGTGACAGCCGGGTGGGAACAGTGGTTCCTGCTGCGCAGTGATGTGCATCACGATAGTGTTGCTTGTGCGATTGAGCTGGAGAAGGAACACCTGGAAGAAGCCAGGCGCAGGAATGCTTACATCATCGACTGCGGGGATCTGTTTGATGCAATGCAAGGACGGTTTGATCCCCGGCGCAGTATGGATGAGCTGGCCGAGAAGTACAGGCGAGATGATTACTACGACTATGTGGTCCAGGACACGGCTGAGTTCTATGCTCCGTATGCGGGTAACTTCCTGCTGCTGGGCAAAGGAAACCACGAAACAGCGGTGCGCAAGAACTCCAACATAGATCTGACAGACAGGCTGGTGTACTTACTGCGCACAGGCCATGGGAGCCAGGTGAAAGCCGGCGGGTATGGTGGATGGATCAGGTTTATGTTCAACTTCTCTGACGGCAAGAACACTGGACCACGCGGCAGTCTGAAGATGAAATACTTCCATGGTGCAGGCGGTGAAGCACCAGTGACCAGAGGTGCAATCCAGACCAACCGCCAGGCTGTATACCTGCCCGATGCAGACATTGTGCTCAATGGACATAATCATCACAGCTACTACATCCCGATCACCCGGGAGAGGTTGAGCAATAAAGGTAAACAGTTCTTTGACATCCAACATCATGTGCGCATCCCCGGGTATAAGCAGGATTATGGCAATGGAACAGCTGGCTGGAATGTGCAGCGTGGTGGTGTGCCAAAGCCAATCGGGGCAGTGTGGATGAGATTGACATCTGTATCATTACATGAGTCACAGTATGTCAGGGTCAAATTTGAAGCGGACATTATTGGCCCATCGGCGGAGGCTGGCATGGTGGATGAGTTCAGTATGACGGATGGGTTTTACTCGGATGATCCGGAGGGTGAGTGAAAGTGCGAATATGGGAATCTATATTAACACCACAAGTAAGGTTAATCCTTTTAATTGGATAGTGAGTGCGGAGGAAAACATGGTGATAACGAAAGCCTTTGATACGAGCCGATGGAATCATCCAAACGATGAGCCGATTGACTTTGCACAGGCATATTCAGACGGCTACCGGATATGGTCAGGACGGGCGAGTGTTGGCGATTATTACATTGACCCGTGGTTCCGGGCAGACTTTGACGCTGCCCGCACCGCTGGATTTATTTGCGTACCCTACCATGTGATTGCACCAGAGCGCCCAGACAACTTGCAAGTTGAAAAGTTTATCGAAGCCCTGGATGGACGGGATCCGAACGGGGTGGTGATTGACGTTGAACTTCATCGTGATCAGACATCAGTACGAATAACAGCCTGTAATCGTTATCATGCAGACCGATTTAAGCAAATGTATCCAGGACGGGTATTGCTCTATACCAGTCAAGCATTTGCGAATGCCTACCTGCTCGATAAATTCGGCTTGCCGCTGTTTGTTGCTAATCCAGGCCAAGGCGGGGGAATGAATTACAATCCAGAGCCTTCATTGCCGCACATGTGGACTAGTTACATTGCGTGGCAGAAAGATTGGGAGCATATTATCCCGGGTGTACCGGATACGACAACCGATTATTCTGAGTTCAAGATGAGCGAGACGGAAGCTCGCAAATATTTTGGAATGGACGAACAAGAAGAGGATGACATGAGCGAGATAACTGAGAAGTTAGATTTGATCCTTGAAAACCAGGGCATCATCATTGCCATGCTTGACGGTGGCGGGGAAGAACCCCCAGTAGTGCCGCCAGTAACACCGCCGCCTCCGGTTGAGCCGCCGTCCGCGCTTAAATATGTCAAGGTGACTGCGCCAGACCATACCAATGCCAGGTTTATATATGGCAAGAACGCCAAAGGTAAGCCGATCTTCCAGATTTATCCTGGCGACAGCTCGAAAGCAAACGAGCGAATACAGTACAAAAACGGTGTACTGCTGGCGGTTTACCCGGAGAAGATCGACGGCGACGGCGACATTGACTGTTACGAGTTGATTGGCAGAATGGCTGGCGACGGCAAACAGTTATATGCCTGGACCAAAGAAGTTATGAAGACATGGTGACATAATGCCTGTAAATATTGGTCACGCCGAGGAAGCCTGGCTCAACGCCGAAACTCTTATTACTGAGTGGATGCAGGACTTCATCCGGGAATGGTACCGGCCTGTGGCAGAGATGCAGATCGGGATGCTACTCAAGACCCTACCGGATGAAGTCAAGGTGCAGCTACAAGCTATGAACCCGGAGGCATATGACGTGCTCATGAAATCTTATATGGGAGGTGAATAATGCCAGTAAGTTACAGTCCAACCGGGGCAGACCGGAAACCAAAAGCGGATAAGCAGCCCAAAGCGCCTTCGTTTTGGGACCAATTGAATAAGTTCTTAAGGCAGATTAACGACACCAGTGGAGTCAATGCTGGCACGTATGGATATCAGCGTAGCCGACCTCATGATACCAGAGGGATAGTCCCAGTTCAGGGCCGGCCTCATGATACCAGGGGGATAATCCCGGATGGAGATCCCCGCGCAGACCGGCGGGTTGCCTATACTCCTACGGGCCAGGTGCGAGAGAATCCATATGCCCCCGCGCCTACGTACCAGTTCAGCAATGACGCAGATCCCCGCAGAGACCGGCGGCCGGCAATTGGGCGGTTCAATGGGTATAACCCGGAAGGATTCATTCCGATGCCGTGGTGGTACGGCGATCTCAATCCTAACCAGGGAACTGGGACAGCAGCTGGTGCAGGCGGCTCCGGGTATGGCACACTGGGTTCTGGCTTCGGCGGTGGCGGACGCGGAGGGGGCGGCGGCGGATCGTCTTACCCCGGCTATGGAGCGCGGACGAACGCGGACTACATCCCAAGGTGGTTGCAGCAGATGGTGAATTGGAAAGTATGACTTCCCAACCTCCCAGCCAGCCTAAGTATCCCAAGCTCCCCCCGAACGCCACGCGTGACCGGGGCAGATTCGCCGTCTCTGGATACCAGCGCGCAAAGCAGGTTGGCGCAGACCAGGCACTCACGGAATGGCAACAGCGGGAATACAAGCTCAACTACACTCCCACGTACTGGCAGAATCCCCGACGGATTGCACGTTACAAGCACGTCATCGACTCTGTTCCCGAAGGTGGACAACTCCCTGACTGGGTGGATCGTGACGCGGTGAACGGGGCGTATGAGTACATGAAGGCCAGGCATAACAACGCGCCGTGGTGGGAATGGAACTACCTGCCGAACGATGACCTGGCGCTCGAACCATTGAGCCAGATTGCAGCTCCACCGGATGATTTCCTGTGGCCCAACGAACAGCGATACAAGCAAGGACCGGTAACGCAAAAACCAACTACTGAGCAGACTGCTGCAACCGTGAGCCCCGAGAACATGCCCGACGATCTCCCCCTGTGGCAGAAGGCAGCTATCAGTATCTTCTCATCCCCCAAAGCATCCGGGGGCGCAACCGGGGCAATCATGGGCGGACTGGAAGGCGGGGTGGTTGGAGCCATCTCGGGCGGACTCCTGGGTGGGGCGCTAGGCGGACTGGCAGAGAAATACCCCAAGCTGGCGGATGCTCTGATGGTGTTGGACTACCCGGCGGAGTTGTTAGAACGTGCAGTAGGAACATTCAGTATTGGTAGTGGTCAGGTCCTGAACGCAATCGCCGCGGGAGAAGGAGTCCAGGGAGTAGGTGATGCGGCAACTGATTTAATTAACAACCTGCCCGCGGCATGGCAGGCAGCGCATCTGGCGTATGATGTTTCCCCGGCTGGATTCGGGGGCAATCAGGTATTACCATACCTCGGTACTACTGAGTACGTGACGCCGGAAGAGATCGGTCTGGATGCGCTTCTTTCCGCATACGAACGGATCAAAGCCGGCGAGGATGCCGACGATGTATACATGGACGTGCAGGCAGCCATGGGATTCAGCGGCCAGGCCCGGGAGATGATCGGGCATATCTTCGCCGATCCGCTGAACTGGACCCCAGCCATCTTAGTGAAGGGCGTCGTAGCGCCACTGGCCAAGATTGGGGGGAATGACCTACTCAGGATTGCGGCGGCGAGCAGTCGGGGATTGACCGACACGGCCAGTATGTACGGCAAGCTGCTCAGGACTCGGGTGCCGGTGGAAGAGCTCAGTAAGATGGGCGCCGTGTCTAAATGGTTAGGTGGGTTAACTCAGGCCGGGGAAGTGAAAGGCCTCAACCCACCTAAACCCGGTCGCTTCAATCGCGTGGGTGGAGCAGCTGCTGGTGGGATCCCTGGTGCAATCCTGGGCTTCGGCCTGGGTGGTCCCGTTGGCGCAGCGCTCGGAGCGGTAGGCGGCGGCGCGTATGGGGCAAAGCTGGGATGGTCGTATATTGGATCGCTAACCCCGGCAGCAAGAGCGGCGGAGTTAGTGAACAACAGCGCCCTGAATCTAAACATCGTCCTGGATGCCGCCAAGGGCAGCCCGGAAGAGATGGTCAGGTTCATCCATGCGCTGGGCAACACTCCCCACATGCTGGCACGCGAGCTCAGTATGAAATTCATTGATGCCCCGGAAGGGGCGGCGCTTAGCCCGGCGCTAAAAGATTTCTCGAACGTCGCCGATAACATGCTCACGGCCTGGACTGCAACCCGGAATCAGAGAGACATACTGAGCAACATCGCCAAGGTCACGGGGAAGAGCGTCGATGATATTCTGATCGAGCTATCCAACACAAAAGATTCAAAGATCCTCCTCCAACAGTACGTGAACCAGGCGCGCACCCTAGGCGGGGATGCAGCTCTGGAGATTGTGAAGGCGTTCGATGCTAAGACACTCACCCCGGCGAAGCTGCAAGATATCGGGAAAGTATTTGTCAAGGATGGATTACCCCACAATGAGGACGTGTTCCGGGCGCAATTGTATGCTGCATCTACTGAGCACATGGCACGCTGGGCGGCGGATTGGCACGAAGTGAAACCCGATCCTGACTTCATCCGGCTGGGGCACACGGTCAAGGCAGCGCAGTCATTGGCACTACTTGGACTCAACCCGACTTACTTTGCCAATAACGCAATCAACAATATCACGAGTATGGCTTCTGTGGGTGTGCTTGGTTTGCGATCTCAAGCGGCGATTGATACCCTCTGGAAGAGAATCGGTATAGAACATCCTCGGATACGAGAGGGTATTGGTGCAGCCGGCGGCGGTGAAGCGGTCAACTTGAAACCGATCCGGGAAGCAGCCACGGCTCCGGGTGTGCTTAGTAAGATTGATGATATCGCGGGTAAGGCAAGCGACAAGATTGGCGTATTTTCAAAGCTATCTGGAGACGTGGAGAAGTGGTCCAGCGCGCAGGCTCTTACCAGTGGATTCTTACAGGCATGGTCCAGGTTGTGGAAACCAGGCACTGGGTTTGACCGGATGCCCGGAGCGTTGGAAACAGCACTGGGTAATATTGATCCAGGTCTGCCCGGGTTAGTGTATGACGCAATCAAGGGCGGACTCAACCAGGGTGAAGTAGAGGCAGCCCTGTGGTCAGGCGTTACGCGTCGCAGTGTGGATGCGTTCATCCCGGATGTGGCGGCCAAGTTTGGATTTAGTGAAGCCGATGCCGCGGATATGTTACGCACGGGCGGCGCATACGACTTCCTGGCTGATCGACTCAAGGGCGACCCGACCGACGCGCAGATTCATAAGGCATTCGACGATCTGTACGAACATGTGCAGAAAACGTTCGATGATGCAGTGAAACGGGAACTTGAGAACGAAGCTGGCAAAGCAGCTGAGCGTGTCAAGGGTGAGGGATTCCAGGCGGCATTAGATATCTACGACAAGGTGGAGCTGGAAGAAGCAACCCGGCACCTGCAAGGGTTTGATAACTGGGAAGCAACGATGCGTGAAGTTGCAACCATGACCGATGCGCAAGCCCATGCGGTAATCCAGAACACAAAAGCACAGGAGAGCGCAGCGTGGGAGCGGACTTGGGCGAATAAGGCGGCCAAGTACGAGGGTATATCAAGGGCTCTGGGAGTTGATACGGTCGCAACTAAAACGTTTGTTGACTTGATCAATAAGAATGCAGCAAATTATAGAGATACCTTTAAGAAAAAGTGGGAGATATACGACAAGCATTTCGCTACCAAGTACAAGAGCAAGGATGCATGGTGGGCAGGCTGGGAAGCGGCGCAGGATGATGTCAATAAACTATTTGACACAGCCTTCGGTCAGGAAATCCAGCTCCAGACTCAGATGGATGACATCTTTGTGGGGTTATTTGAGGCGCAGTTCGGGCCTGGTTCAAGCGCCGGCGCAGCTGAATGGCGGCGAGGTTCAAGAGCAATACGGGAGGACATGATCCGGGAAGTGAAGGCATTCCAGGAGAGCATCAAGGGCTTGGGCGCGGAAGACCGGCGGGCAGCCTGGACCCAGTTCTTGAATGATGACTACCGGCGGATGATCGTCGAGCGGATGAAGGCGAATGTAGAGGGCGTGCGCAAGCTGGTTGGCGGAGGAGGGGAAGCACCGAAAGCACCCACAACGGGAGCGAAACCGAGACCCCCGCGTACCGACGTTATTCTTACTACTGAGCAGAGAGCAGCCACGGTAAGAACGATTGCAGTACGCTTCGGGATTGCCACAGCCAAGGCTGATGGCTCACCCAGCAAGGGAGCGGACAAGCATATTGTAGCGATTGCCAAGAAGTACGGCGGACCGGAGGCTGCTGAGTATAAGACCATCCTGGACGTTGATCCGGTAGTGGCACGGAAGGCACTCGAAAGATGGAAAGTCGTCAAGAGCAATGAGGCCTGGGCAAAGACGCGCAATGAAGGGCTGATGGGACCTCGGGCGAATCTGGAAACAGATCCCATGGGTGCATTGGTATCCAATGATATTGCGGCAATGGCCCGATACTTCGAGGATATCCTGAACAGCACCGGGGTAGAGAGACAAGCGCCACTCACTCAGGCGAATTTCTCTACTGATTTGCGCACTGCGGAAGAGGCTTATTCGCGTGGGTCCAGCAATCAAAAGTGGTATCTGGATTTACTGGATGAGGGGTATTCAAGAGACACGATCAAGTCTGCACTTAGGCGGATTATCGACGGTGATGATAAGCTAATTGCGGGTAAAGATAAAACGCTTGAGGAGGTAAAGGAATTAATATTTGCAGCATTACGGGGTGATGTAAAGACTGCTTCACCTCCATCCCTGCCGTTCCTCGTGTATACCGGGAATGAGGATGAGGCCGTGCGTGTACTGGCCCGTATTATGGATGAGGGTTATGATCCAAAGTTGTCAGGCCTGGACGATGCTACACTTAGTAAGCTGTTTGATCGCATCGACGAGGTGGCAAAAGCAGATGAAGAATTCGCCTTCCTGAATTTTGAGACTGAAGCACAGCGAAAGGCAGAGTTGGATGCATTTGATTTCGATGCTCCCCTCGCCGCCGATCTCCCCCTCGGGAGTGTGGACCAGTACGATACAGCGATACCCCAGACGGCGGGGATGGAAGAACTGTGGACCGAGACCGTATGGCCGATGTTGCAAACGATACAGGGCCGCATGCTGGGACCGGACGGCAAAGCGGGGAAGAGCATCAAAGGCGCAGAACTGAACCTGAATACTGAGCGAGCGCTGCGGGAATATATGGCCAGGGTTCAGGGACAAATGGCAGATACCAAGCTGGCGGCAATCCGTTTGGGAGAAAGCCGGCGCGATGCGGCACTCCTGAACTATTCTCGTAGATATGGAGCAGACAATTTAGCGGGTGCAATCTTCCCCTATCAATTCTGGTACACCCGCTCAGTAATGAACTGGGCAATCCGGGCAATTGACAAGCCGGGATGGTTCGCTAACTATGCCCGCATGCGTGAGGCGCAGAGGAACATCAACCAGGCGCCCGGATTCCCGACCAGGCTGGCAGACAAGATGCGCATCCCGGTACCGTTCCTGCCCAAGTGGGCCGGCGGCGGGGTATACATCGATCCACTGCACCAGGTGTTCCCGTTCGAGAACTTTGCCCAGCCGTGGGAACAATATACTGAGCAGCAGAGCCAACTCACGAAACGGGCGCAGTATATCCTCCAGGACTGGGTAGGCGCAGAACAGATCAGTGAGGCGGAAGCAAGCGCGGCACTATCCACCCAGAGCGGCGCAGTATGGGAGAAAGCACTGACCCAGGCGCAGATCGAATTGAAGGATGAGACCAGCAACCCATGGGACTTTATCACCCTGATGAGTTCGCCCAACTTACCAGTCAGTATTGCTATCAACTTGCTGCGCGGCAAGCCGGAGAACATCGGCCAGCTACCCGTTACGCGCATGGTACAGAGCGCAACATCCTGGCTCACCCCGGGCGGGATCAATATCGAAAGCGGGATCCGCAAAGCAGTTGGCTTGCCCGAGCGGGGCGAGTTTTGGGATTTCTATATTGACCGGCAGCTTGCGAACATGGCCGCCACGGGTGAGATTACTACACAGGAAGCCACGCAAGCGATGGTTGAACGCAGTGGTCCGGTATTCGAGATGGCAACCGACCAGGTAGGAAAAGTGCAGGCAACCCGGTTCTTTGGCAGTGCGCTGTGGCTGGACTTCTTCCCCGAGGGTGAGCAAATACAACGGGATTTGCAAGCGGAATTTAGTAAAGCTATTGACTCCGGCGACCCTAAGGCTGTCGCTGAGTTCTTCGACGCTCACCCCGAATACCGAGCAAGGCTGCTGATGAGCGACTGGAACAATCCGGAAGAGCGGATGAAGAACTTCCTGGTCAGCGAAGTGTGGGATGCCTGGCGCAACCTGCCCGACCTGACCCGGCGAGAAGCACAGGACCAGCTCGGGCCGCTGTTCCAGGAAGCGTTCTTGAATAAAGAGACCCGGAGCTATGATGCCATTGACAACGATACTCTGGCATACTGGTCGCAGGTGATGGGCGGGTATGTGCCTGAGACACAGGGCGGCAGTCGGGTGATCACAGGTGGATTGCAATTCTCCTCAGCGCAAACAACGCAGGCGTATCAGGTGTATCAAGATACGAGGGAGAAAGAGTATCCCGGGATCTCGGCGCTCCAGGAGTTTTACTTTGCCTTGCCTGAAGCACAGCAGCAAGTATTTATGGACAACAACCCGCAGCTCCAGAAGTATTGGGATTGGCGGGATACCTACCTGGCCAAGAATCCGGAAGTGATTCCGCATGTGATTGGCGAGGACAGCAAAGTAAGGTACGCATCCCCGGAGGTGCAGCAGCGATATTATCAGTATAAAGCGGACAAAGCACAGATGTTCCCCGACGTGTACTCAGTGCAGGATGACTATTTCGATTTACCGAAAAACAAACGTAAGTCCTTCTTGAGTGCGCATCCAGAACTTAAAGCGTACTGGGACTGGCAGCGGGCATACCTGACTAACAACCCGGATATGATCCCATACATCAAGTCTACTGAGCAGATCGCCGAGGCCATGGGGTATGGCACGCAGAGTAACTACACGCAAAGCGGTGGGGGAAGCTCAGTAAGTTATACCGGGTACACAAGTAAACCCAAGAGCGGCCCGAGCGTCACCTACGCCAACGGGAAGATCACCTTCGCCGGTCGGGTCGATGCCAAGGGTAAAGCCAAGCTAAAAGAATACGGGTTCGAGTACGTGGGTGGTGTGTGGTCTGGTCCAGATAATGCCGCGGCCAGACGTGCATTGGGGTCCGTGCGCAAGAACGCAGCCGGCGCGGAAGAGCTGGCCAGGGTGAACGTCAAGGAATTCACTCCAGCCCTTACCCGGAAGCTGCTCGGCTATTACTACGGCAAGGATGAGCTGGGTGTGGGAGCCAGACGTAACCTGCGCATGATTTGGGAGCAGGCCGGATCTCCGGGAGAGAACTTCAACGATTACGTTGAACGAATATTGAGACTGGCGCTGTCTGAAACTTAGCGCGCCTGTGTTATATCCAGTGAATATTTAATAGACATTGACGATTTTTCATGTATAATGACAGATGGAGGAAAGATGTTACCAAGTGATCCAAACAAGGCCGTTGCATTTGAGCCTGGGAAAGTGGTGGAGCCAACCAGCAATGGAACTCCACCCGGGCAACCTCAGGTAACTCCCCCTGCGCAAGCAGGTCAGGAACCATCAAGCGCATCCCAGCCCAAGTTCATCACCCTGGAAGAAGCCCAGAAGCTGGCGAATCAGGCAGCCCTCGATGCAGAGGAGCGGGCGTTTCGCAGAGCCCAGGGGCTTGTATCCAAAGCAGACAACCGAATCACGGAAAAGGTCAAGCAGGACCTGGCAGCACTGCAAAGCATGATCACACTGCAAAAGAGCGCCGGCATCGAAGTATCGCCCCAGCAAGAGGCGCAGCTGCGGAATCAGATCATCGCTAACGCATATAGCCAGGGAGAGCAACCCCCTCCTCATACTGAGCAACAGGAGAAGCCTAATCCTGAAGCCCCGTCCAGTGAGGCCGCCGATCCGATTACTGCTGAAGCATGGCGGTTGATGCAGGCTGCGGGAATCATGATCAATGATGGCGATCCGGAAGTTGAGAAGCTGGATCAATCCAGCGGGTATGCTTTCCTGCAATCCATCGAAGCAGCCATTGAAACCAAACGCCAGCGAATTGCCTCCACATCGATGCAAGCGCCTGGGCGCACCCCTACCGGGGCCGGCGCAACCGGAGCGCACCAGGCCAATCCAATCCAAGATATTAACGATCCGGATGAGCTGTTCAGGATAGCAAAAGAACGCGGCCTGCTCTAACACCCGGTGAGAAAGGAGGCGTAAGTTATGGCTGGGATTACCCTGGCACAACTCGCCAAAACTGAAACCAACCCCCTGCGTAAGGGTGTGATTATGAACATCCTGCGCAAGGCGCGGCTCATGGAAGTACTGCCGTTCACCAACGTGAATGCGCTGAAGTCCGTGGCTGTGCGTTGGCGCACGTTACCATCGGTGGCGTTTCGTCAGATCAACGAGGGCTATACGTCCGATGAGACTGGCGACACCGAGCAGGTGTGGGAATCGGTTTACGGTTTTGGCGGCGACATCACCTATGACCGCATTCTGAAAAAGATTGCGGGTTCAATGATCGTTGACCCCGAACGGTTGCAGCTCGACATGAAACTGGCTGCCATGGCGTTCACCTTTAACGACTTTTTTATTAATGGTGATCATGCCACGGAGCCAGACGGTTTTGAGGGGCTGAAGAAACGCATTGCTGGAATGCCGACTCGCCAGACGGTTGGGTTCGCAGGCGCAAGTGCGGCTGCTCTGGACCCGACGGCGAGCGCGGCAAATGCACGGTACTTCCTGGACAAGCTGGAGGAAATGCACAAGCGCACGAATGGCAAGGAGCACAATGCCTGGTTGATGAACGAAGGCATGGAGCTGGGCATTGGTCGTGTTCTGCGCTACCTCCAGGCCAGCGGCGGCAACATGCTCTCTGTGACCCAGGACAGCTTCGGGCGTGACTTCCCCACGCTGTATGGGTCCCCGATCATCGACGCTGGTTTGAAAGCGGACCAGTCCACCGAGATCATCACCGGGACGGAAACGGCCGGCGACGCGGGCGCGGATGCAACTTCGATCTACTGTGTGGCATTCAATGACGAGCAGGGCGTGACCGGGATTCAGCTCTCGCCGATGGAAGTCTACGACCCCCTGGCGGGCGGTGAACTCTCGACTCAACCCAGCAAGATGACCCGCATCGACTGGTGGCTGGGTTTGGCCGGGTTCGGTTCGTATGGCGCCACTCGCGGCTGGAACGTCGAGGACGCGGCCAACTGGACCTAAAAGGAGGAATGAACAATGCCTACTCGTGATGCGAATTTGAGTGTCAATCCTGCCAGCTGGCCGCTGATTGCCAATGCGGTGAGCGCGGTCAAGGAAATCGAATCTACCCCGATCAACGGGATGGCCGTGCAAGTCAATATCAAAGCTGCACCAAGCGGCACTACCCCGACTCTGACCGTGCTCGTCCATGCCAGCACCAGCACTGCGCCAACCACGGCGAGTGAGATCGTTGGCCAATCTCCGGCGCTCAATGCAGCTGGAGAATATATCGTGCCGTTTGTGACCAACAAGCGGACCGTGATCGTGGAGTTTGCTTTAACCGGAACGAGTCCCAACTTCTCCAGCGTCGAAGCATACATCGTGCAGAACGTGGGCTATTCCTGGTCACGGCTGACCGAATTTCACTAAGCAATGAGGGGCGGGGAAACTCGCCCCTTCACTCATTATGAAAAAAACAGTAGCAATCGTTGGGTTCAGCGAGCTTACCCTGTCTGCTCTGCGTGATAGCCAGGCAGACGAAATCTGGACGATGAATCACGCGTACGTATTGGGGGAAGGAAAGATACCCCGGATTGACCGCTGCTTTGAGATGCACCACAGGGACTGGTATCTGCGCAAAGAACTACCTGGCGCGGTGGCGTACTGGGAATGGCTAAAGAGTGCAGCCTGCCCGATTGTGATGCAGGACGTTGACCCCGAAATACCGAGCAGCGTGCGTTATCCATACGAGGAAATTGTAGCCGATCTATTCTCCGGCTTGAAACGGGGAGAAGAGCTCAATCCATACTTCACCAGCTCAGTAAGTTTTATGCTGGCGCTGGCGGTCTACGAGAAGTGGGACCGGGTAGAAATCTACGGAATTGAGATGGCAACCGGCACTGAGTATGGATATCAGAAACCGGGGGGGGAATTCATGATCGGCCTGGCAGTCGGTCGGGGAGTGGAGGTCGTCTTACACCCGCTCACCGAGATGTGCAGAAGCCATATTTACGCGTATGATGGCGTTCCGAATATCCCCCGGCCAAGAACACAAGAGCTTTACGGATTCTACCAGGAGCAGGGCGCGCACTTTACTGAGCAAATGCACGCCATGGTTGCCAGGCATAACGCCGGAGACCCGGAGGCGAAAGAGAAAGTGCTGGAGGCGAGCGCATTTGCGAGCATGTACGACGGCGCAATCCAGGTGCTCGGACGGCTGATGGAGAACAGTGACTACTATCTCAGCCAGCAGAATCTGGAGGGGCAGTTCTACCAGTACAAGGCGAAAGAAGAATACTGGAAGGGCATCGTCAACGAAAAGCACAGCGCCTATAATGTGACCGGCGATTTGACAGTGTGGCAGGAATACCTGGACGCCCGGGCGATGATGTATGCAAATTCAGGCGCAGTGCAGGTAATCAAGAAACTAATGGACGAGTGCGAGCTGAAGATTGTCGCACCCGAATTGAGGCTGACGATAAAGGATGGCTGATTATGGCTGATTGGCGAGACGCATTACTGTTCAATCCGATTGGAGCGCATAACGATGGCCTAGTGATTGCCACGGCAACAACGCTGACTATTCCGGCAGGTGCCAGCAAGATCATGATGCAGGCACATGCTCAGAATGTGCGCTTTACCCTGGACGGTACTACCCCGGAAGTTGCCAAGGGTTTCCAGCTGAAGGCGGGCGATCCCCCATTGACGATCCCAATCGGGGTGTCCACAACGATCAAGGTAATTCAGGAAGCGGCGACCGCTGACCTGCAATACCAGTTTGGAGCGTGACCCATGGCCGGCTGGACTAACCGCGGAAAATACAACACCCTGGCCGAGAAGTATCGGGCAGCCACACCGCCAACTAACTACTATGTGGCGCTGGTTACCTCGGCGGTAGCGCCCGGCGCTGACCACAACACCCTTTCCGAGTTAACCGAGATTGCCGCGAACAACGGCTACACCAGCGGCGGATATTCACTGGCCCGAAATGCAACTGACTTCGATGTGCTCACCGAAGATGATGTGAATGACCGCGCCCTGGTGCAGATCAAGGATGTGGTCTGGACTGCGAGCGGTGGACCCATCCCGGCCAGCGGAAGCGGCGCCCGATATGCTGTTCTGACAGACGACAATGTGACGGTCGGGAGCCGGGAGATCGATGCTTACTGGGATCTGGCCTCAGATCGAAGTGTAAGCGATGGGCAGACTTTGACTTTGCAAAATTTAGAAATACGCATTAATGAAGTATAAACGAGTGTATGGTATAATGCTCGCAAGGAGCGTGTACCATGACAACATACACTTGTGAACAATGTGGAGTAGGTTTTGAGAGAAACAATCACGGAGACAGGAAACATCGTTTTTGTTCCAGGGAGTGCTTTCGGGCGTGGACAAACGAAAATAGGGCAAGTATTAATCACGAATGCGAGCGTTGCGGAAAAGTTTTTTGGGACTACCCATCAAACATTCGTGGAAGGAGTGGACGACATCGGCGCTTCTGTTCTATTGAATGCAGACGCCAAGCTCTTTCTGGCGGCAAACACTACTCTGCAAAAGGGCGTTACAAGAATACTGTCGGTTATTGGTTGTTGCGTGAATGGCTTGTTCCCGATGAGTATAAGTCAATGCTAACTACATCCAATCACGTTTTGGAACACCGCTTGATTATGGCACAGAAGCTGGGTAGACCTCTGAAAAGCTATGAGGTTGTCCACCATATAAACGGTGTAAAAGACGATAACCGGATTGAAAATCTAGAACTGCACCCGCAGCTAGATCACAATGGGATTACGGTCTCGACGCACAAAACCATTGTGAGACTAAAGCGAAGGATCGTAGAACTTGAGGAATTATTAAGAAAGGCAGGTATAAAGTGCTGGATGTAATCTCTTTTGTTACCGAGGCGGATGGTCGCCTGGACGTGGACACCAGCCGGATGTACCCGGCAGCCCTGGCACATGTGCAGGATGTTCTGAGTAAAGGGGTTGTGCCGGGCGCCCCGCTGGATAAGCTGTACCTGGAAGCGGAGAAGATCCCGGAAGGTGCATGGAAAGCGGCATTGAATCCACCCGAGGATTGCCCTGAGAAATACCTGACCCAACGCGCCACGGCGCTGGAGATTGCCCGGTTATGGTTTACCGAGTTACTTCACCTGGCCATGGGTGGGGGTACGATGCACGTCCACCTGTTGAAAGACGAGCGGTTCAGGTTGTCACCGAGTAAGAAGCCGGTAGTGGTGGGGCGCTTCCTGGGGTATTCGATCCGTAAGGAGTAGCGGTGGCGATCACCTACGTTGGTGCGCTGGAAGATGCGACTGCCGGATCATCACCGAAAACCGTTGCAGTCAACATAGGCACGCGCACAAATGGTTTACTGGTGGTGGCGGTTTGCTTTTACGATAACAGCATGTCTACACCCGCCGTAACTTACGCGGGTGTGTCGATGTCTCTGGCGTCCGAATATCCGACCACCAACGGCGTCTATCATGTAGCTCTTTACTACCTAGC